GGTTAAACCATGATGATGATATTAGGCATGTTCCCGTTTGCCCTGCAAACCACGCCTTACCAAACGGCAAACCAGGCAAATACATGGCGGCATGTCAAAAACGATCGCGTGGGGAAATCCCCGCGCTATCAGTACATCGGGCCAGATGAAGAGCCGATCACTCTCTCCGGCACCTTGTACCCCGAAATCAGCGGCGGCGACGTATCGCTAATTACGCTGGAGACGATGGCCTATACCGGCAGAGCCTGGCCCCTGATTGAAGGCACCGGCCGGATTTACGGAATGTATGTGATCGATGGACTGACGCAGAACCGGGCGGAGTTTTTTTCGGATGGTAAGGCGCGGAAAATTGATTTTATGCTGAGCCTGAAACGGGTGAGCGAAGATATTCGTGAGAAGCTGGCGGAAGTGACGAACAGTGATTTTATGTCGGCGATTCAGTCAGACTTATCCCTATAAAATTAAAGCGGGCATCTTGCCCGCTTTAGCTGCAGTACAGTCATTTCTATCTGTCCTCGATGCGCTGGCCAACACAGTTATAAATGACTATTTGCTTGGTTTATCTGGCCAGGTGATATTCGGAGCTTTCGATGTGTCTATGGCTTCCAGTACATCCAAATAGTCCAGCCAGCGATTATATTGCGCTAATTCATCCCCTTTTAAGCGGCCAATGGCTGCTTTGCCCGGCCATTGCTTACTACTCATATGATCATTCGCTGCATTGATTTTTGACTGTTTCTCAACCTCGGATTGTTCGATAAGTTGTTCATGAGTCAAAGGCGGGATATCAATCCATGCGGGATAACCATTGTTGTCAGCTCCCCGCTGCTTTCCAGATGGCGCGGGAGCTGTGAACTCAGAGAATACAGCTTCATCAACGTCAACACCGTCTCGCGGCCATGTACCGGAGGCATCGTAATCTTCGCGAAGCTCATAGGGATAAAAAGAATTATCTAATGCACTAAATGAATATTTCATAATTAAACTCCGACCGCAAACCAACTTACTAATGCATCTTGTGGAACGTCAGAAACGCCAAACCCACGACAACCAAACCCCGTGCGGGTGATATTTCCACAATTGATTATGCTGGCATGAGTTAAATTATTACGTTCTGTACAGAGTACGCTATAACATTCTGTCGGGAAAGGTATCGAGAAGCTTACGGTTACTATCCCTGCCGCAGATACTTGTGCCGAGCCTTGTTGAAAAATGCGTCCGTTCGGTAACTTTACATATCCGTTGACGTTGTTTATTTGTCCCCATGCAGACATGTCAGGAATCTGACCAGCCCCTGTCCCCACATCCTTTTTGGCCGCGCTTCCTAAACCCAGGTATTTGAGAAGATCCGCGCTAGATTTCCCAGATAAATCCGTGAGAGTACTGTCTAACGGTTGCTTTCCTGCCAACGCATTCGTCATTGTTGTAGCAAAATTCGGATCATCGCCCAATGCCGCCGCCAGTTCATTTAGCGTATCCAGCGCCTCCGGTGAAGAACCAACCAACGCAGCAAGAGCGGCTTGCACAAATGCCGTAGTTGCAAGCTGAGTGTTATTCGTCTCACCTGCTGCTGTAGGGGCGGTTGGAGTACCCGTAAGCGCCGGGCTTTCTTTTGGCGCATACTGTTTGTGCGGGTCATTATCCGCAACATGCGCCGCCATTTGCTGATCAGCATAAGCTTTGACCTGAATAATCGAATCATCCACATACTGGCGGGTAGCCAGCACTACAGACGGATCAATCTTAAGTGTTACAGCCTGGGTACTGCTGACAATCAGAATAACGCGGATCACCTGCACCCTCCCGCTGCCTTCCTGCAACAACGGCTTATAGGTTTCCGCACAGTTAGCAATAGCGATCAAATCGCCCGCACTGTCATACAGACCAATTTCACGGATCCACCACCCGCCCACGTCTTCCGGGATCACCTGCTCGGCAATAATTTGGTTGGTGTTAACGGGGTCAATACTCAGCGTATTAAGCGGCGCACGGCGCAGCTCATGCACAAGAGAGGTTTGCGCAGGGTTTGGCGTCGGTAGTGCACCGTTGCCATCCCCTACCGCCATTTGAGTAATTTCAACCTGTTCACCTAATGCCGTGGCATTCGCCAGTTTCGCGGCTCCAACATTGGTTAACAGGGCATAATATTTAGTTGCCACTTGTTGTGATCTCCACGGTGTCTATCAAATGAATTGCACTGCCCACATATTCCGCACCGCCAACCGAAATGGTTTCGGGGAAATAGGGGTACACCGTCAGCGTGTCGCCCAAATAAGCAGACGCGCCAACATAAAAAGGGCCGGTAGTCTGTAGGTGCAGGCTCATGCCCAGCATGTGGCGACTACAGGGTTTAACATCAGCAATCAGCCGCTCAAGTTCCTGATACGTCTCCTCACTGATGCCTTCATCTTCAACACCGATATCCAGCGTAAACGTGCCGGGGTCGGTGTCGATGTTCCACCACTCGTTAACGCGAATGAAGTAACCAAATGGCTCTACAACCCGCCGCATGGCTCCGGTGGTGCCTTTGTAGCGGTGCAGGTAATACGCATCAGCAATGGCCTTACGCTTCGTTGCCTGGGGCCAGTTTTCATCCCATCGGTCAACGGAAAACGCCCATGCCAGATAGGGCAGCAAATCAACCGGGCAGGTATACGGATCCCAGAGCTGACGCAAAGGTACCCGCACTTCCCCCAGAGACGCGCAGACGCGAGCGGCAACACGTTCAAGGCGCGACGCGCTGGGCGGCAGTAGGGTTTTACTCATCGTACCCCCCAACCGTTATGATGTAGCCAGTGCAGTTTGACGCCTGAGAATCATCAAGCACCATATCAGCCAGCGGCTGCGCCAGTTCCACCCTCTGCACCCCTTCAACATGCAACGCCGCATAAATGGCAGACAGCCGGATATCACGACCCAGACGGCGCTGATCGGCAATGTACGCCTGTAACTTCTGCTCGGATGCCTGGCGGATGGGTTCCGACTCCGGCCCCGGATAGATATACAGCGTGGCATCAATCTCATAAGGCACGATTTCCGCCGCCTGCACGGTCACACGATCGGCAACCGGGCGCACTTCCTCGCCATTCAGCGCACTGGCAACGATATCGATCAACTCCTGGCTGGCCGTTCCGTCCCCCTCGCGGGAAAGTACGGAGACAGTGACGCAAGCAGGCGCTGGGCTGACGGCTGAAACATCGGCAACGCGCCCATCAACAGACAGGCCGAAAAATTCATATGCCGCCGTTGGTCCGGCGACGCTCAGCCCCTCAAACGCCTGCGGGGTACGCATACGCAGATCGGCATCTGACTCCATCACCGCAGGAATAGGCGGTACAACGCTGTCATCTTCAGGGGTAATCGTGAGACGTTCCACGTTGAAGTTTGCCGCCAACTGATCCAAATCACTGCCCACGGAATAAGCCACCATGACCGCCCGCGCAGCCTCATTCACGCGCTGGCGTAGCAACAATTCGCGGTAACAGTTTTCTTCCAGCAGTATGGTGATCGGCTCTGACTCCAGCGACAGAGTACGGCTGATGGTTTCCTGCTCATCCTCCGGGTAAAGGGCAATAAACGCCGCCTTGCGCTCATTGAACAACGTTTCAAAGTCCAGCGGCTCAACCACTACCGGTGGCGGCAATTGGGAAAGATCAATTGTGCCGCTCATGCCCGCACCTGCCTGCCGATCGTTACGTCCGCAGTAAAGGGGGATTGGGTATCGGTGCGGCTGGCTTTGATGGTGGCAACCATCTGCCCCGCCCCGGTTTCCGTCAGCACAATATTGCTCAGAGAGATGCGCGGCTCCCAGAGGAAAAGCGCGCTGTATATCGCGGACATAATGCGAAGGCGCGTTACGGCATTGCCTGGCTGATCAATCAGGTTATTGAGCTGCGAACCGTAGGCCCGGCGCATAACACGCGAGCCAACCGGCGTTAACAGAATGTCACTGATGGATTGAGAAATATGCTCGTTATCGGTGAGCGCTTCGCCGGTACTGGCATTCATCCCGCTATATCTTGCCCTGGTCATTTCGGGCCGTCCGTCTGGCTTCCGCCACTTTCTACGCCGCCGTGTTTATGGGTGTGCAGCACAACGCCGTTTGACGCGATACTGCCACCGCTGTGCTCAACATTGCCGGTCATCGTGCCGCCCTGCGTCATCTCAAACGTGGCACAGGACAGCTTTTTAGTGCAGATCACTTCCGGCGTATCAAGGGTGATTGAAGCTGATGCGGTGCAGGTGATTTTGGGTGCCGTCGCCTCGATAGAGTCAGATGCCTCAACGGTTGCACTCTTCACGCCAGTGGCAACCAATGCGCCGGTTGCCGGATCGTAAGAGACTTGAGCGCCGTCAGGGTGCTTTGTGACGCTGGATGTTTCTCCGCTCTCTGGTGGCTTGCCGCTGTCACTGTATAAACTGCCCCAGATAACTGCCGTTTCCAAATCGCCACCCGGCGCGAAAACAATAACTTGCTCGTTAACTGTCGGTGCCCACCACGTAACCGCCTCGCCTGCGCGCGGGGTTGCCCAGCGGATCCAGTCGGTTTTATTTTCGCCCGTCGCGACTCGCGCAACATAATTTTCATGATCAACTTCTGTCACCGTCCCGATGCGGACAAGGTTGCAGATCAAGCGATAGAGTTCGTTCAGGTTCATAAGCTGGCCGCGTTATTAAATTTACAGCCAGTTTCACGATCCACACACGCGCGCGCAATGTGCGACAGTTGTCAGGGGTGGGTAACAATTGATGGTGATACCGGCACGCACTGCCAGCTATGACAGTGGCGAGTAAGAATATCGAGCACTGTCATGTTTAACAGTGCTGCAGGAAGGTTCAGGGTTGCAGGAAATTGACGATGCTATCCGCAAGCCAATCGAGATCGCTTTCAGTGAATCCCAACAGCTCACGCGCAGGATAACGGGCGCGGGCACCGGGTGCCACGGTATCAACCTCACCATACTGGTGAACACTGGCGATCTCTGCCGTATGACCGGTATAACCCACAACGGCAGCGCTGGCAGTGCCGTAGGCTTTGAGAAAGCGGGCGGTGCGCAGACGGCGGAACATTTTTTCTTTGCGGGTGGTGGTGCGCTTAGTCTGGTTGAGATGGATCTCAATATATCGTTGAATATCACGCTTATAGAACGTGCGCAAAGCCCCTTTATCAACATCGTAGCCAGTGATTGCGCGCAGCTCTCCCCGCCCGGTAGTTCGCCAGTTGCTCAGCTCGCGTGTTTCATCTTTCCATAGGAATTTAATACCGCCCTGAGTGCGCAGGATTTTACGGCGGCGCGGCGTAAAGCTCTCCCCGCTGGGGTTCTTCTGGCTGTTAATACGCTGCTGCTGACGCTTACGCAGACCAGTAGCCACTTCACGCGTGAGTTTGCGGCGCTGGCCCGGTGCAATTTGCGCGGCCACGGTAGCAAGATAATCATCAAGTGCATGAAACAGCGGGTCAACGTTCATTTAGTCCGCCCACGTCTCGCCGCTTACCTGATCATTAAAGACCAGCGACCACGCACCCAGCTCCGGCCCCGGCATAGGATCAGCACGGTGGAAAATCACCGGTTTACCCTCTTCAATCTTGATAACCACCGCTTCACTGGCCTGAATTTTAATGAGTACGTCCATGGTGGAATTGCTCAGGATATCCGCTTCAAAGGTGATGCCATCGCGGGCGCGGTCAGGGTTGAATAACAGTTCAGGCTGATACAGGCGCGCCCATGCCAGAATGGGTAGGCTGAGGGAATCCAGCGGCTCAGGGTAATCCATTGCCAGCACTTCAATGGTGTATTCGTATTCAAACGAGGCAGAACGCTGCCCGGTGCTGACCATGCGCCCCTTTTGGACGTACACCGCCAGATTGTCAGGGTTATCACGAAGCCACGGCACAGCCTGGCTGATGTAATGGCGCAGCAGATCAGGTTTTAACATTGCTATTTCTCCACCGCTTTGGCCCCTGTCAGCGCATAATAGGCCGCTTCACAGGTCAGCCCTCGGATCCTTGCCTGATCAGCAATTGCCGCCAGTTCTCCCGCTCGCTGGTCAGCACTGCGGAACAGCTCGGCAAGCAGCTCGCTACCGGTGGTGCCTGCCGCGCTTTCGCTGGCAGTTGCGGCACGGTGGGCGCGTTCACTTGCTGCCAGTCTGGCGGCGAGTTTTGCGGCTTCGTCATGCAACCCGTCAGAAACAACGCGGGCATGGTCAGCATCAGCAACGGCCTGAGCAATCTGCCCCTCAGCCTTTTTTTCAATCGCATCTATTTCACCCTGTCGGCGCTGCTCTTCGGCTCTGGCCTCTGCCTGCCGCTTTGCCAGCGCGGTAGCATCGGCGGCATCACGTTGTTGCCATTTCAGCGCCCACGCTGCGTTAGCCTCGCCGTATCCAGCGTTATAGCGCTGATGACTGAACCACCAGACTGCCAGGCTACAAACTACGGCGATCAGCGCCGGTTTCCAGTAGGCCAGCAACCAGCTCATGATAGGAACAGTGAACGCTCAGCAGCACGGCGTTTAACCAAGCCGTTGAGAACCTTACCGCCTGCTTTGTTCCACTTCGGAAATTCGTCTGCGGCTCCCTGATAATCGCCAGCGTTCAGTTTTTTCAGCAACGTTGAGCCTTCCAACGACTTCACGCCTAGGTTGTAGGAAAAATCAACCAAGGCATCAAACTGGTTTTGATTAACGGTAACTTTAACCAACCCTGTGACGCCTTTTTCATACTGCACCACACCGCTGCGTAACAGACTGTCAGCGGTTTTCTGGGTGATGGTCATCCCCTTGCTAACCGGCTTACTGTTAACGGGTTGCGTCCAGCCATAACCAATAGTCCAAACGCCCACCGAATCCTGATAGGCGGTAAGTTCGCAGCCCTCAAAGCTTTTAAGTAGAGTCAGGCCGTTATTACTCATTTCCACTTTTCATCCCTCCTATGCGGGTTTCAATAAAGCCGGTCACTTTGTTGCGTACCTTGTCAGCCCCCATAAAGCCGATTGACGCCCCAATAAAGGTAACGGCATTCGAGGGCAAGCCCAGATACTCAAGCGAGGCGGCAACCGTCAGCGTAACGATCCCGCAGACCAGTGAGCCGGTGGCGGTTTTCAGCAGTGATTGACCGTCATAAAGACTCATGAGCGCCGATATGCTCAGCGCCGCGCCTGCCGCGTAAAGCGTCGGCAGATATGTCGCAATCCATTTCATTGTTTCTTCAAGAATCCCCGTGGGTACGTTGCTCATGGCAACCTCTCAATCCCATAGCTGTACGGTTTCCCGCTGGGCGGGTGGCGGTAATTCCGGGAGGTAAACGATTTGCCCGGCACTCAGCAGCGGGCCGCTATTGCACAACCCCGGATTAACTTCATGCACGGTTTCGGTCACTCCCGCCGTTCTGCCGTAATAACGCCAGCAGAGTTCATCAACAGTGTCATCCTGCTGCGCCTGCACGTTCATCAACACAGCTCCGCAAGGCCGCGATCTTCATTCTGTATATCGCGAATTGACCAGCGCACATCTCTCCAGAGTGTATCTATCTGGGTACTAAGTGCCTGAGCATGGTCTTCACCTTTACTGGTGGTATCAATATCGCGGTACCCCTCAATTAGCAGGGCTTTAGTCAGTGACCAGACGGCATTTTTATAGCGCCAAACCTTCACCGATTCGCCGTTAACCGGATCGGCGGGGATCTCCGCCAGAGCCTGATAACCGGCATCAACTTGCACCTGCTGCCACAAAAAAAGCTGATCGTTGACGTGGGCCACTGCCTCAATGGTGCGGGACATAAGCCTGTCGGTAGTGACCTGCCCGTCAAGCCGCATGGCCCGCCGCAGGTCTGCCAGCACAATCACCGGCCAGAAAGGCAGGCTTTCAACTTTCGCGCCGCCATCGTCAGGCGCGGGATCTGATGGCGGTCTTACCGGTTCGGTGGCGACCAGGCTCATACAGGTATCTCCATAAGGCAGGCGGTGGACGGTGTGACGCAGTAGAGGCTGGGCCTTATTACGTCACACCGTGCCGCCTGGTGCGCGGGGGCACGTTCGTTATGGCTTCGCGCGGTTACGCGTCGCCTTGTTCTTTCCTGCCGGTTTTGCCGGATTACTCTTCGGTGTTTTTGCTGCGGCGGCGCGCGGGGCGCTCGAAGGCGCTGCTTTCACAGCCTCCGGTTTCGCTTCCGGCTTGGCCGGTGGCGTTTCCCCCTCACCTTCTCCGCTGTTGGACGTAGTGAGCTTTTTGATATTGCGATCAAGTAATTCGATATCACGCGCCACACCGATTTTTGCATTGAGCTTGATAGCCTCCTGCAAATGATTGCGGGCGAGCTGCTGCGATTCAACATCCTGATCGATACGTACGGTGTACCCCATGGCTTTAAACAGCTTTGCCCTGACCTGATCGGGCATATCTTCATGAGTGGTGATACCGTTCAGCGCGTTGAGGTTATCCATGCTCACCGTTGCCTTTGCCGGGTTCGCTTTGAAGGCGGCAAGGATGGGATCGCAAATCTCTTCAACCAGCACCGTGGCAGTGGTACGACGGTACTGATCCGGCATAGGGATTTTATGGCGTAACACGTATTGACCTAACCGCAGCGCCTGCGCGATATCTCCGGCATCCACTGCCCAGATCATGACGGTGGTGATCACTTCGTCTGCCTGGCCCGTATCTGCCTCTAACGTGCCATCAATCCACGGCTGGTAATCTGGCAGGCGTTCGCTTTTGAGCTTCGCTTTACCAGCGTTTGACTGGATGCGGCTTAGGTCGGCTTTATCCATGCGCAGACGAAAAAGTATTTGCTCGTAAGCTGTCTTTTCGGCTGTTGACGGCCTGCCACTACTGCGGCGCTCCGCCATCACCCGATCAAAGTGCTTTTGTGCTGGTGTTAACATTTATGCCCCCTGAACAGGCCAGCAATTAGCTGGCCTGCGGCGTCTTATTGTTCTTCGCTTGGTTCTGCGGGTACTGACTCGGCGGCGGTGATGCCCTCGATCAGACATCCGAAGCCGTAATCTTCAATGACATAGGCGTCATTAGAAGAGCTGTACGTTGAGACGCGGTTATATTCCGGCTCCTCAACGATGCGGCGACGGTGCCCACCTTCCTGCCAGTAGATTGAGAGGTTTTCCCAGGAGGTAATGAACATGCTGCCGTCTGGGAAGAATGGCGCGATGAATGACGGCAGGTTGCCGATCGTTTTACGCGATGCAATCAACTGCCCAGCCAATGCCTCAGAGTTTGGGTTATTGGTGCTCACGGCGTTGATGATCGGGAAAGAGCGGTTAACCGTCAGATTACGCCCGGTGATCACCACCAAATCCGGCGAATCTTTGTACCACTCATCCATGAGTGAACTGACCGCATCAAACACAATGGAGTCGTAGTTGCCGTAATCACCCTTCGCAATCACCTGGTTGGTATCGTCGCGGCTGGTCACGGTGATATTTTTCATGACGCGCTGAGCAGCATTAACCCGGTACTGTTGGAGCCAACCAGTACCGCAATCCTGCAATAACGGGTTAGCGGCACGGTCTGATTTCTCCGCATAGCTGGTACCGTTGAAACCGATCATTATGCGATCAAGTGCGATACGCTTGATGATCTGATTACTCAGGCGCTGCTGAAAGTCCGGGAATTTCGCCCAGGCATCAAGCTGTGTATACGGCGTGAAGGTATCGGCGTTCACCTTATTACAGGTGTATTTATTCGAATCCAGCGCCGCCAGATTAGTCGGCTGACGGCGATCGGTAGTCGAATTGTTGGTACTGGAAACCGGGCCGCTGACGCCCAAACCAATTTTTTCGCCCGACTGGTCGTTAACGCCATAAATATTGATTAACTTAAGCATCTCAGAAGACTGTTGGATTTTGTCTTCTAGCGTCTGCTCAACGCTCGGATCAATGCTGTACGCTTTAGTGATGTGGGAAGCGCTGATATGGTTGAGTTCAGCCTGTCGCTGAATGTACTTATCAAACAAATCACGGGTTGTATTACGCATTTTATTTTCCTTTACTGAACCTGACGCACTGAGCTTTATCAGCAATCAGCCAGATGTTGAGTTGATTGACCATCGCCACCAGTGGCAGGCGGGCGCTGGTTGTATTGCTCTGCGTCCTGGCCTTTCAGTTTTTCTTCCAGCGCTTTGAAATCATTACGCAGGCTTTGCAGCTCGGTGGCGTCAGCTTTAGCTTTTACCGCCGTTGAAAGCTGTGTTGTGCTGTCCAGCAGCTTGCCCTGACTTTCAGCAATCGCCTCGATAGCTTCACGGTTTTCACCGTTCTGCTGGCTTAATTGTTGCTGCGTGCCGCCCAGCAGTGACTTAATGCGGGCAAAGAAGTTTTTGCCCTCATCCTGCGGGGGCTGTTCGTCTTCAAACTCCATCGTGGATTCAACGGACGCAGTTAAGAAACAGGCAGGATCATGCTTGCGGGAG